GCCAAGACCGTGCGCCGCAAGACGCGCCCGACGCACACCGGCAACATTGACGCCGGCCATTACGTCAGCGAGGACGGCGGACCGCGCCTGCAGCGTAGCGTGATCGACGTCTCAAACGAGCACGGCAAGGCCGTTCATCCGACGCAGAAGCCGCTTGGAATCATTGCCCCGCTGATTAGCTATTCCGTGCCGGTCGGAGGCATCGTGCTCGACCCATTCATGGGGAGCGGCTCGACAGGTATTGCAGCGGAAACACTCGGCCGCCGGTTCATCGGCTGCGAACTGAATCCAGAGTATCAAACGCTACTGAGCGACCGCCAGCGGCAAGGCGATCTTATGTTGGAGGTTGCATGAGCCCCGCCCTCGCCTATTGGATGTTCTTCAAAGTCATGGCGCGCGCCTGGTCGATCCCGGCGCCGAAGCCCGAGCCGAAGCGGGATGACAGGTGACGTCGCCGAAGCCGTTACGACAATACGAATACGGCGATCCGCTGTTAATTTTGCTTGCGAGGGAGGCTAAGTCATGTCGCGGATGTGTGTGGCAAGCGGGGAAGATTACGCTCGGCAAGCAGGTATTACTTTGCGCAAAGCTTCATGTGATGACGAAGCGATGCAAAGACTACCAATGTTCCGAAGCATGGAAAGCATCTTATCGTTCGCGTTCAACTGGCGGGCAACAGACGGAGTGAAGGCGAGCGAGATCAAAGAGTTTTGCGGCAAGGAAGGCGGGATGATTTTGTCGGCGTCTGAAAAGAAGGCGCAGGCGGGCCGCGTGCTCGATGTCATCGCTACGCACCTGTCGCGCGATCAGCAGGCCGTCCTAGATGCTTCATATGGCGGCGAACAGGGCGAACGATGCGCGGCAATCGATCGGCTTACGTGCTTATTCGAGAGCGCGAACAGGAATCGCACACTGGTGCGCATGACGTTGATGCGCGAGTTCGTCTATGGAGAACGGTACTGTCCGAGCCAGGTGCAAGTCGCGCGCGAGTGCGGCGTCAACCAGGCGACCGTTTCGCGCGTGGCAGCCAAGATCGCGCCGGCCGTCGCAGAGCTGCGCGAAAGCGCCATCGCAAAGCTGGAACCGGCGTTTCAGCGTCGGGGTTGGATACCGCACAAATAAATTTGCGAAATTGCTTGCGCGGCGGATACCGTAGCGGTATTCTTTAGTCACAGCAGCAAACAACGAAACGAACCAGAGGAAACGACCATGAACACCGCTACGCAAGGCTTATCAGCACTTCGCACCTTCCACGGATCGCAGCAATCGCCTGCAACGGGCGAAGCTTTGTCCGCATGCGATACCGTCACGGCACGTAGTTGCGATACCCCGACATTCCCGAAGAACACGGACGTGAAAGACCTTCGCCTGACGATCGGCGACCGGATCGACATCGCGCTTCTCTATTTCCCCGGCCGCACCGCCCTCGCCTTCGCCTCGCTGGCCGCCATCGTCGTGATTGTGGCGAATCTCGTCACGTCATGAGCGCCGGCGCCGAATGGCAGCAGCAAATCGAATCCGAAGAACACGAGCAATACGAACTGGAGCGCAGCAATGAGCCAAACCAATCAAGCCCCGCAAGTCTATTCGGCGATCTGCCGTGTGATTTTTGACCTGTCGCACGAAGGCATCGCGAAGAACAACCGCAACCAGGCGCAGGGATACAACTTCCGCGGAATCGATGACGTCTACAACGTCCTGTCACCCCTGCTGGCCCGTCATGAACTGTGCGTTCTGCCGCGCGTCATCAGCCGCGAAGTGACCGAAAAGACCAACGCAAAGGGCACGACGCTGTTTTATACGGTCGTTCACGTCGAGTTCGATTTCGTGAGCGCGATCGACGGCAGCAAGCACACGGTGTCGACGGTCGGCGAAGCGATGGACTCGGGCGACAAGAGCAGCAACAAGGCAATGTCGGCCGCATACAAATACGCCGCGTTCCAAGCGTTCGCGATCCCGACTGAAGGCGACAACGACGCCGACGCGTCATCGCACGAAGTGGCGCGCAAGCCGGCAGCGCAGCCCGCAGCGCCCGCAATCCCTGAGAGCGAGATCGTCGACTGCATCACCGCGCTAAACGACGCCGACGACATGGAAACCCTCAAGGGAATCTTCGCAGGCGCATGGAAGCGCGCAACGGACGAGCAGCGCGTTCGCCTTCAGACCAAATACGACGAGCGCAAGAAAGCACTCGCCGAACCCGCCCACGCATAAGGAAACGTCATGGCATCAGTGAACAAGGTAATTCTCGTCGGCAATCTCGGCGCCGATCCGGAAACGCGGTATCTGCCGAGCGGCGACGCAGTCTCAAACATTCGCCTGGCGACGACCGACCGTTACAAGGACAAGTCGAGCGGCGAAATGGTCGAGTCGACCGAATGGCACCGCGTGTCGTTCTTCGGGAAGCTGGCCGGCATCGTCGCTGAATACCTGAAGAAAGGCTCGTCGGTCTACATCGAAGGCCGCATCAAAACGCGCAAGTGGACCGACAAGGACGGCGCAGAGAAGTATTCGACCGAGATCATTGCCGACCAGATGCAGATGCTTGGCGGTCGTGGCGGCGACGCAGGCAGCGCACCGCAGCAGCGCCAGCAGCAAGCGAAACCGCAACAGCAGCGCGCAAAGGCACCGGCCGGCGACTTCATCGACGATGACCTGCCGCCCTTCTGATCGAACAACAACCGCGCCGCTGGCCTAGCTGGCGGCGCACAGGGGAATCTCATGGAGAAGGTTAGTGAGTGGCATCCGAAGCACGTTACGCCGGCCCACATCGGCGCGTATGAGGTCCGCAAGAAGCCGAACGGCTCGAAGCAAGTAGGACGCTGGTTCAGCTACTGGAACGGGGAATTTTGGGGATTCACGGCACAGACGCCCGATGGCGCAGAGTCGTGCAAGCACAAGGTCAGCAAGGAAGCGCAGCGAGACGGTGGTTTCGAATGGCGCGGCCTCACAGGAGAAACGAAATGAGCAAGTTATTCGCAGACATCGACAGCGCCGCAGCTCGCGCCCAAGCCTTTGAGCACGTCCCCGTTACCCAAGTACCGCTCGACATCATCCGCGAGCAAATCCGCAGCGCCGAGATCGACATAGCCGAGGCGACTTTTAAGCGCGACTCGCTGCGCCTGATCCTCGATCTGCGCGAACACGACGAGCTGCGCCGCACTCGCGACGTCATGGCAAAAATTTATTCTAATCCGATACCCTGATAGCATCGTTTCGATGTATTATTGACGAACCGATACCGCTGCGGAACAGCAGCGGATAACCAGAGGAACCGAATATGAGCGAACAGAACAACGGCGGCCCGGCATTCCCGATGGCCGCAAATGAATATGCAGGACATGGACCGTGCTGGGGCATGACGCTGCGCGACTACTTCGCGGCGAAGGCGATGCAAGGCTGGTTTGCGAGCTGGAACGGCCCGAACCCTAACGAAGAAGGCTTCGCAACCACCGCAAAGCTTGCCTACGACATGGCAGACGCAATGATTCGCGCGGGAGATGCAGCATGAATTTGTTCGAGATAGCCAGCGAGTACCGCGCCGATGCGCAGAAGCTGCAAGACCTGGAATTGGACGACGCCACGTTCGCCGACACGCTCGAATCGATCGGCGGCGATCTGGAGGCAAAGGCGATGAACACGGCTTTCGTCGCGCGCAATCTGGAAGCGACCGCCGAGCAGATCAAAGAGCACGCCAAGGCGATGACCGAGCGCGCTAAGGCGATGGAAAACCGCGCAGCACGCATCCGCAAGTACCTGCTCGACGGCCTGCAGCTGGCGGGCCGCGACAAGATCGACACGCCGTTCTTCAAGATCAAGATCGCGCTCAATCCGCCCGCTGTGGCGATCGACGACGAAGCGCTGATTCCGGCGAGCTACAAGACGGAGCCGGTTGCGCCCGCCCCTGCTCCAGATCGCAAATTGATCGCGGCCGCATTGAAAGATGGCTTTGAAGTGCCCGGCTGCCGCCTCGTGCGCGGCATTCGTCTCGACATCAAGTAACCAGAGAACCGCCATGTCAACGTCAATCACTATCTTATCGGGCGGCTATATGGAAATCGCCTGCATTGATCCTTGGCTCGCTCCCCTGCTGCGCCATTACGTGATTCGCAGGACGGTCGACTACTCGCGCGTCTGCTGGTGCTGACATGACGGCCGCCGAGTGCTTGGCGTCGTTCATGCAGGCGGTACGTGATGGCCGCCGCGGCGAATACGGGGCCGCTAAGGCGATCGTCGAGCGAGTAAGAGGCAAAGCCGGCGACGAGATCGCCGAGCGCGCGAAAGCGGAATTGTGGGCCTTTATAAAATCAGACCGTAAAGCATGAAATACGCAGCCAAAGCAGACCGCAATCAACCTGAAGTCGTCGCAGCTTTACGCAAGATCGGCGCCAAAGTCGTCCCGACTCATACGGTCGGACAAGGGTTCCCCGATCTCGTCGTCGAGTATGCCGGCCGAACCTTCCTGCTCGAAATCAAAGACGGCGAGAAGCCGCCGAGCGCACGCAAGCTGACGCCGGCGCAAGAAACATTTCACGCTGCATGGACCGGCGAGATTCACGTCGTCGATTCGATCGAGCAAGCGCTGGCCGTCACGATGGGGCGAGCATGAGCGACAAGACAACGATCTTCCTCAATCGCGCCAATCGCCGCATGGCAGCCGACGCCGTACACAGCCGGCCAGACGGCCATGTCCTCGTGCTCCAAGAGCCGACGCGCACCGTGCGGCAGAACGCGCTTCTTCATGGCCTTTTCGGGGAGATAGCTAAACAAGCCGAATTCAACGGGAAGCGGCTCACTCCCACCCAATGGAAGACCCTTCTTATTTCCGCTCATTCAATCGCAACCGGGCGTGGCGTTGAAATGGTTGAGGGGCTTGAAGGGGAGCCGGTAAATCTAAGGGAATCATCGGCTCAGATGGGGATTAAACGGCTAAACAGCCTTATCGAATACATAAATAGTTGGTGCGTAGAAAACGACATCCGAATCATGGAGCAAGGGTATGAATGAGACCTGGAAGAAAACAGAGATCAATCCAGATTATGAGGTTAGTGATGCTGGGCGCGTCAGGTCTACTACTCGACCCGTCCGATGCCACACGGATTCAATACGCGTCATGAATGGGCGGGTATTGAAGGCAACCTTAAAGAAAGAAACCGGCTACTTGCAGGTTAGAGTCGGCGGCGAAAATATAAAGACCGTCCACACCCTTGTTGCCAAAGCGTTTTGCGATGGCTACAGCAATGGGCTTGTTGTTAACCACAAAAATGGAATAAAGACGGATAACAGAGCGGAAAACCTAGAGTGGGTTACGACAGCCGAGAACCTATCGCATGCGTATCGAGAATTGGGAATTCCGGGGTCATGCCTAGGGCGATTCGGGGAGGCCCACCCTACCAGCAAAAGCGTTATCGCGATCTGCACGAAAACTGGCAAAACGCGCCGGTACGGAAGCGCAATGGATGCCGTTCGCGAAGGGTTCGATAGCAGCAGCATTAGTCGGTGCTGCTCCGGCGAGAGAAGTTCTCATAAGGGATTCGCATGGAAATTCGAGGAGCTTGCAGCATGAGCAACACAGGATGCAGTCTCAACCCCGAATCGAAGCGCTACGACAACTGGCGCGTGATGCTTGATCTGCTGCAAAAGGGCA